TCGTTTGGCACCTCAAATGTAGACATTAATATATTCCCATTAAAAAACTGAACCTTGTAACTTGCTGCGGACAATACAGTATTCCATGAAAGCTTGAGTCCATACGGTATTTTCTTGGACACGTCTTCTGCCAATATCTCAATAGTTATTTCTGAAGGCGCATCCAACGAGCTTTCAGTGAAAATAACAGGAGATTCTGGAGCTTTTATTGAAATATTCTTTTCTATGTTGTCGAATTTTTCTTTATTATACTCCAACCCCCTAACTTCAAAAATCCCATTAGATGATTCAGTTATGTTTACCACTTTAAATTGTTTAGGCTTAGCAAGGTTCACTGAGTCTTCCATTATAAACGTTGACCCCTTTACATCTTTTAACGAAAAAAGCGAATCATCGCTTTCCTCTTGCAATATATAACCTATCTTACTAACCCCTGATAGCGTCACCCAATCTCCATTAATTGAATTATCCTCAGACCCGCTTGCTGCTATAAAATTCCCAAAACCATCTGGTGGGTCCGTCATTATTTCAAATTCATCACAGTCTGTAACTATAGCCTGATCTTGATGGTCCTGTAATGAGTCTCCTACTTTTGGAAAATCTTCAGCCCAATTATAAAAAGATATTTCATCCGTACTGCAGGCTTCAGGCTGGTCCCATATAAATCTTGGAGGCGGAGGTAAATCTAGGAAGTACCCACCTATCCATCCAGTTTGTCCGGACTCAATGGTTGCCTGCATTAACAACTGATCAGTATCATTTGTAATAACTGCTAAATTTCCACCCCTATCTTTTGCATCTAATTTAGCTTCCTTCCATGTGTATTCTCCCGAAATAAAACTATAAGGATTATCTACTAATAATAACTTCTGATCATCACCATAAAGGCTTGCAGCTGTAAATGTTTTTATCTGAGAGGATCTCATATTCGATATCTCTTGGTCGCTTGGCTGCATTTTCTCATCAAGAGACCCTATGGTTTCATTTCCAGATATATTATATAATGTTACATTTTTCCATGTATCTTTATCGTCTTTTTCGATTATTGAATTGATTGGGTAATCTATTGATATCTCAGCAGACTTACCGTCCCCGTATATTGATATATCTGTTATCTTTCCGGCAAACCTTCCTATTGTCCTCTTGTTGTCTAGTACGTCTATCACATCTCCCGGCTTTAAATAAGACCCAATTGAACTAGTTGTAAAAGATAATATCTCCGATTCCATATTAGCGCTTTTAACAACAAAATCAGCAGCTCTCTTCGCTTGCCCTTGAGAAGTTATCCCAAAACCATCTATTGTCTGCTCTATTATGTTATTTTTCTGCACCGATGTTCTTTCCTCTGAATATTCTATTTTTGCTTTAAAATTATTAAACCTATCGACATATTTTATCTTGCACGAATTTGTCCTGCTGGTTTTTGGTGTGCTTGAATAAGAGAATCCGTCCTTAGATATGTTATTGTTAGCGAAAAGCATTACCGAGTCTTTCTTTTCGTCTTGGAAAAAATTAATTGCCCCACCAGACCAATATGCAAATGCTCTAAAAATTGCCGCAAATTCATTTATTAATTTAAATGCATTATCGGAATTCATTAAAAAAGCATTGATAGTATATCTAGGCTCCACAAGAGGGTAATCTATTTCTACTGCGCATTTACCAAAATCTAAAGATGGATTAATTTCTAGCCTTACTTCGTTTCCAGAAGTTGAAGTTCCATTTATCTTTATTGATTCATACTTGTTGTTATCATAGTATATAGACAGCCTCTTATTCGGATGGTTAAACTCTTTATTAAATTTAGCAATATCTAAGTTTTCTGTAGGGTCTATTTTTATAGTTCTATCCCCGTATAGTTTAAATGCTCTCTGCTTATATTTTGAACTATAACCAGTCGGAACAAACTCGTCGCAATATTTAGCGATTCTATAAAGGGTCCACCTGTCTATATTCTCAGGCTTTACCCCAAACTTCCCAACTCCGTATCTCTTGTTTGATATTAAATCATACAAACACCAAGCCGGATTGTCGGTCCATTCTTTAGCTGTATCAGGAACTTGGTCACTGTTTGAGGACTGGCCCTTGAATAGCCCATTCCAATTTCCATCGTATATTCTTGTCTCTGGATTATAGTTTGAGGGTATCGCTAGTTTTTTTAATTTTAAATTGTAATTTCTTTTAGGTATCGATGGAACATCTTTTGCGTTAATCCTTGTTCCTATAACAACTGAATTAGGATAACTCAACTGTACTGGTGAAATTTCCGTTATTCCAGCTAATAGCATTTTTTCTTTGTATCTTGCGGATTGCTCTCCTTCTTTTACTGGGTTCCTTTCCCTGTTTAGTTTGTATACTTTTATTGATCGGTCTTTTGCGGAGGGATTTGGTGGTAGATAAATTTTTACATCTTTCCTGTATGGCGACGTAGCTACTCCATAAATGTATACATCTGTTGAATACTGGGATTCTCCTTGGTTGCCATATTTAATTCTAAATCTTGCCCTATTAGGCCAGGTCTCTCCTGAGTTTTCTACTTTTGTTCCTATTTTAAATTTTGTATTGTTTCCAAGCACAGCTCCTATTATCATTACCGCTGCTATCTTAATCAATGCTTTTGCCATTTCCGCCCCCCCCATTGCCTTAGCTCCGATCTCAGTAGGTAAACCTGCCATTGCTAAAAGACCACCAGCCACAGCGGTAGCCTCTTCGGCAACTATCATCAATCCAAAAAGGGCACCCATTAATGCTCCAGGTTTGTATGTCACGTTGAGTTCGTCACCTTCATATAGGTAAGCTAATTCGTCAATCTGTAGCGAAACATAAACCTCCTCAACTAATGGATTAATTATAGAGTGGGCTACATAATACTCCTCCTCTTGAGACTTTACTAATTCAACTGCATCGTTATTTGCAAATTTAAACAAATTTAAATCTCCATCATATTCATCGCCTTGGCTGCCCGGACCTATAGGTCCATTCTTAATTTCATCCTGAGGGGATGTTATAACTATAGACTGCCACAAATTAGATGTGGATGGAGTAATATCCTGCTCATTCCCTATAATTCTATTTCCCGCCAAATCTTCATCTTCTGTATTTTTTAATATATATATTGGATCACTAGAAACAATTTTTTCTTGATTGTTTTCGTCTCTATATTTGTGCATTAATAATTTAGCAAATTCCCCTATCGAGTCATTCTCAGCGGGGTTGTAATCTCCAGTTATTTTATATATAGGAGATGTAGAATTTACGTCGCCCTGAGATTTCATTATTACATATCCATTGAGGCCAGCGTAAGTTTTTTTGTAATCAAATACGCCTAAAAATTTCTCAGAATCAGGCCCCATTTCGTAGTATTTAACACCGCCCAAGAAACTTTCTGACTTTATCTTATCTCCAGGTAGATAATAATTATCGTTCTCAATGTCCACATAGCCTCCGTCGAATGTATTATATTCGTTTATCAATTGCGTGGCAGCATAAAAAGTTTTATTATCTCCATTCTCTTCGTAAACTATCTTGACATCATCTGCCGCATAGTTATAGTCCTCATTTTTTGAAAATTTATTCGACAAACTATTGCTTAATTTGTAATTATAAGATTGACCGTCATCCTGATAAGATACCAATTCCCCTAACTTGTAGGTTTTGTTTTGCTTGAATGGACCTATGTCGCTTTGCTCTGTAATTATAGCTCCTTGATTAATTGATCTTGGCCCATACAGCGGAGCGTTTATGTCCTTAGTGTTTGCTGTAAATAAATACTGAGGTTCTAGTAAAGATTGATCGTTTGACCCAATTAGACCATCCTTATTCATACCTATGTCTATATCGAATTCGTTTATATTGTAAGAATCTAAATTTGTCGCATGATTGACTTCCTTAGCTTGGTCGTCATTCAAGTATACCCCTTGTAGGTAGTCATCCATACTGTTTCTCATTAAAGCTGGATCGTCGTTTCTCTCTAGTTCTTTGCGAAACTTTAATGTATCCCCATTGTTGTCTGAAAAACCATCAATAGGCCCCTCACACACTAAGTCCACAGCCTTGTAAACTGAAGCGGATTCTAACTTAAACCAACCTACTCCATTATTCTTATCTGCCCCCTTCCACCTTTCTCCAACCTGTATTGGAGCAAAACCCTGATCGTTCCTATCTATAGGATTTCTTGCACTAGTAAGCTCGCTATCGGCAAACATTATTGGGTAAAAAACTTTTTCTTCATTTCCAGCTATTGGGGCTGACTGAAGGCACACTAACGAACTCTTTATTGCAACCGCCGATGAAACCGCCAATGTATTGTCTAAAATATTCGGATCCTGAAACCAATTACCATTAGCTTGAGCATTTCCAAGTAGTGACTTATTTAAACCTTTAAAATAATTATACTCATAATACATGTACCCACCAAAAGCATTACCATTTTTACTGCCTTGAGTAACGTACCTATCTTGTTGTGCTGCCGCATCTTCATACTGACCATATGATCCATCGTTCGAACCGAATGTATTCAATGATGGAGCTGTTTTCAAAAATAAATAAGCAGGATCTGCAGTTTTAAATTTGCTACTACCATCGAATTGATTAACATGAAAAGAAGAACCAAGTGGTCCGTATTCGTCATTGTAGTATTTGCTGTACGTTGGTATTAAACTATAAAGTCCGCTTGTGAAATTAAATATATCCCCCTTGTCTGAGTCGTAATCGTAATTGACATTACAAGCAGATATAGTATTACTTCCAACCTTCATTCTCCCATAACCCAAAGGAACGGTTGCCCCCTGCTCGTATCTATTCTCACTACCGTTAAATAAAAATGATTGAGTCTGGGCTTTTACGGTTTTATCCTCCCGCTGCATAGCTTCAGCCATTTTCCTAGAAACATACATGCTAGCGGCAGTGGTTGCTGCGGTCACCAATAATCCAACCACCGCTCCCCCAGAGCCAAGAGGTATTGGGAACAGGTGGAAATCTTCATTAGTCCTTGCGCTCATTTCGTCACTCGTAAGAAATGACTGAGATCTCCCACTTCTTACCCCGTAAAATACGTCATTCTGCTGCTTCTTGTTTAGATAAACTTCTATTGAACTGTTATTAGCGAACAGGGCAGACAAAGCCTCAGAAGCAGATTTAACATCTAAACTCCACTCCCTCCCAAACTCCTTACCAAGCTCTCCGTGTAAAAATACCTTTTTCATCCTTTTTCCTTGTGTATATTTACACTAACGATGAGTGCCTGTACACTTCTTTTATTTTTGCCTGCCAACGGTGATCAAGTAATTCCTTTCTTGATAAAATTTTATCAGCCTGATGTATGAAATAATCATCACCGCAATATACACCAACGTGACACCTATCATTATGCCCAACCTTAAACACTATTACATCATGTTTTTGTAATTTTTTATCTTCTATTTTATTTAAATTCTTATTTAATATATTTATTAATAGTTTATTCGCATCTTTATCTTCTTGTGGAAGCCAATAGTTTTCGTTCCATTTAGATATGTTTATGTTTAGTTCTTTCTTGAAATAGTCTTTAAGCAAACAGGTGCATTCAAAGAAACCCTTGATGTAGGGTTTTCCAGTAAGCTTTTCCGGCTCATAGCTTTCGGGGTAATATAGAAAAAACTTCTTGGTTATTACGCTGTATATTAAATAAGGTATACCCATTTCTTCAGACATGGCCATATCTGGAGCAGAAGGCCTCTCGTTGCTTCTTGGATGGGAATGGTATACTCCTATTATGGTTTTATCCATAGAGTGTCTGACGAAGCTTCTTGGCGATATCGCAAAGCAATCTCTTGGCGCTGAATGTTCATTTATTGCGGGCTCAACTGATATAGTTAAATCTTTATGAATCAAAACAAATCCGCACACCTCTTCTTCTGGGTTACCTTCTGCATGAACTATGATATTTTCTTCAAACATTTACTTAAATTCATAAGGGTCAACTCCAGGGAAACCTCCAAACGGAAGTCCATCTTTTGACTCTACGTACAGCCCCTCATTAGAGGATCTTGATCCGCCTCCGGCCCCTGTAGCTAAATCTGAGAACCTCAACCTACAACCGCACAATGTTCTATCGCAATCATCTAGGGCCCAGTTTTCTGAGTCATGTATAGGGTTAGATCTAACTTCATTATTTAAACATACATATATATCTATTGGATTAAGGTCTGAGTCGTTATCGTATGGAACGACTTTGACAACATCACCCTTTTGATATGTTCCTGTTATAAGCCAATCTTGATAACTGTCGTCACCTTCCGCTTTAGCAAACTCCTCACTTTGAAACTCGTCTTCAAAATAAACATCAGCTCCAACCGCTCCACCTGGTAGAAACTTATCCCCTATTTTTACAGGATGATATCCGCTCGGCACAAACCTCTTGTTCTTCGCGTCCGATATAGGTTTTCCGTTATAACCGCAGCCAATTGCCCCCCTGTAGTTCCATGGACAGTTGTTAGAATAAATCGTTCGAGCTGGAACGTTCGCATTCTCTAATTCGAGCAGGGATACAAGTTCAAATTCTACTATATTATCATCTTCTTTTGTTTTTTGATTAACAAAGAAAACATCCTCCCCAAAAGCCGCATCAGGGTCAGGCTCGGCGTGAGGATTAACACCATGAGGGAAATTAATTGCATCTAAATACTTAACAAATGTCTTTATTCTAGTAACCTTATAATTAATAAAATCGTCAAAATAATTAAGCCGCAAAGAAATTACTCCTTGGTGATTGGTGAACGTCATCTTTGGCCTAGGAAGCTTTCCGTCCCCCGGAGTTTCAAACCCATCGACTTTTATAGGAAAGAAATCGTACTCCTGGCCATCAAATACTAGCTTATTTTTATATCCATTTTCTCCAGCATGAAATAAATACTGACCTTTCTCTCTTAAGTTTATTCTATACAAACAAATAATAGCAGAAGGATCCAATTCAAATAAAGTTTTAATATTCTTTTCTGTATTACTCATGATATATATATATTATAAATTAATTAATCAATAAAATCAGCAATATTAATATTGTTTTGTAAATTATATGAATAAGTTGTTCTAGGTGGTAAGCCATAAACTTTTGTTACTTTTTTAGTTTTGGATATGACTGGGAGGTAACTCAACTCAGTTTTCATTGACCTTACGTTGTTTGAAAATAAACTTTTACCGCCAAGACTAATATACCAACTCATATCATAAGCTTGATAACCATAACTATACTGGGCTAGATGATAAATATCATCAGAGGCTCCAAAATAATAAAAACAATAAAATATATGATTCTTTAGTGTTTCCGGATCCCTTGAGCTTAATTCTATATTTTCATTATCTATATAATCCCCCCACAAGTTTCTCCTCAGTTTGTTGTACCAAGTGTCATCTAGGTATGATTTTAATTCTTTTGCAAACACTTCGTCTCTATTTTTTCCGTTTTTAAATATAGAGTCAGCGTTGCAGTTTTTATTTATTTCAAATATACTATTCCACTCGCTGATTGTATCGTTTTTTCTTACTGAGCTGCTTGATTTTGTAGCAATCTGATCTGATAGAAGTATACTGCCCGCCTCATTAGCCTCTCCACTTATGAAATTCCTCTTTATGTCGATGCTGAAAATACAACCCTTTAGAGAGGATGAATATAAATTTATAACACCTGTGGAGTCTATATCTTTATTCTCTATGTCAACAAACGGCATGTTTCCGTACTCCGAATAAACATTTGATACTTGAATTATACCCTGCGGGCTCCATTGTTCTTCATAGTGTTCCTCTAGTACTAGGTGTCCTGATTTTAGATATTCCACTCCATTTAAGTCATCTTTACTTGTAAATGATTTCAGATCACCAACTTCTACTTCCTCCGAGCTCGATAGCGGCGATATTAACGAACCAGGGATCCAGGATATAGATTCAGGGTATCCAACCCTTTGATTCTCTGAAGCTTTTAATGCTCTTGTGTCTTCTGATATGTATTTAATTCTCTCGACCTTCCATGCGTAATCAGAATTTGTACTATATTTAACGACCCCTGCATTGCCGCTATTGAAAATTGTGATAGTTGAACTTGAATCTGCATCCATAGCTATATGCATTCTCAAGAAATCATTATTTGGGTCATTATCTCCCGATGACATATTATATATACTCATATTTTTTCTTTCATTGGGTATAGATTAAAATCGCCGCTATCAACTATAAACATTCTGACATCTTCTTGGGGCCCTTGAATTACCTGGGCATTAAAAAACACCGCTTGATTTGTCAAGTCTCCAGCATTTTTCACCGGCTTATTCTCTATCACCATGCCTGTCCATAGGTATCCATCTAGTTCCACTTGTCCTGTATTATTACTCGTGTAAGATACTTGAATCTCGGCGTCACCATAACTTATATTCGTTGGAGGTAAAGTTGACATAATTAAATTATTAATATCACCGTCTTGCCCCGCTCTGATTAGCCCATCAACCAAAGAATGAAAAGCGCCAAGAGATCCAGATATCCCAACATCTCCATAAGCTTCGTGCCAAATTGGATTCATGTTGTTCAGCATTGAAGCGTAAGCCACAGAGCAATCCCTAAGTCCTGTAAAAATATTCTGTACAGAAGTATCGTTTGCTATATTTAGCTCTATCGTTTTTTTCTTACTTAATGAGTATTGGTTTTGTATTTTTTTGATTATCGACAAGTCTGGCTCTATGAAGTTGTTATCATTGTTTAAAAATTCCCTATCAACGGGTTCGCACAAAAACTCAGCTTCAAGCTTAAACGATGCGGAACAATAGTTTGATGGAAGCTCATAGTCCTCCGTTAATGTTACGTCTTGTCCTGTATGATCAAAATATTGAGCGGCTTCTTGTTCTGGGTAATATATTCCAGTCCTTACTATGTATGAATCCAATCCTGATGGCTCAAACCATTGGCCAGAACTCTCGATTGGCTGATCCATTAGTATTAAGTTATCTCCACCTCCACCACATGATCCATCCCACCAAAGCACAGAAACAAAGTTTTCCTTCCGGCAGTTCAAGACTTCGAATCCAGGAAGAATATCTATTTTTGCTCTAAATTTATCTCCATTCCTATTCTCCAACTTTCCAGGAGTCCCACTTGTAAGTTCAGATATTAATGGATGGAAAAATGCATTAACCACTTTTCTCTGAAAGGGCTCAACAGTAAAAGGTAATTCTTCAGTGTTTCCCGTTGTGTATTCAGAGAATCCAGCATATTCGGGATACCTCAATATAGAAAACCTTTCGGGGTCTGAATTTCTAAAACCAGTAATAGTTATTGGCAAGCTGCACGTATTTACAATTGATACAAACTTTCCACTATCAACCGTTTTCCTACTAGAGTCACAATCAAAACTAGCAACCGGTAAACATTGCCCTTCTGGAAGTATTCTCTTACTTTCCTCCGTATTTAAATACCGCTTCCCATATTCATCGACAAGCCAAGTGCACGCAGCATAGACAGTCTCACCAGAAGGAGAAAGGCATATCCCAGATTGTTCAGTTATAAAACTCATGTGCTAGTTATTTTTATAGAGCCATCAAGAAGCCCAGACATACTCATTCCAAAAACCCTACTAGCGGTTATCCCAAAACCGTCTAAATACATATCCAGAACTGGAGGTTGATTTATTGCGGAACCCATCCACCCCTCAAGTGTATCATCATAGACTATAAAAGGTCCAGTTTTTTCAAAAAGTACAGTTCCCCCGAAATTCTTTCCCGAGAAAATTTTCACGGTATTCCCCTCTTTGCACGCTATACCCTTTAAACTACGAGCCCACACATCCCCTTCTGCGCTTTGAGACATTGTCGCCGGGAAGCCCGACCACGAACTATATATTTCGGATTTTGCATCTGCTATATTTGCATTGTTTGAATAATACGAACTACCCTCCCTTGACTTAGGTCCTTCTTTAATAACTGGATTGTCACCAAAAGCCTGAACCATTGACCTTGTTCGCATTAGCTGAAAATTGCCTCGAAGCAAGAATTGAGCAATTTCTCTATCTTCATCAGTCACACTCTTACCTTCGTTCGACCCCCCAATTTGTAGATTTGAAAAATGAACCCCAAACCCAACAACTTCTTTCTTCTCAGGCACTATTTCTAACGGTTCTGACTTTAAGGACTCCTTACTTGATGGAATGAGTATGTCAAATTCATAATTACCATAACAGTCCATCTCCCTCACGGTTCCATCGTCTGAATTTACTAATAATTGCACGCCCTCAGAGAAATCGCTCAGCTTGTTAGTTTTTATTCCAAAAAACAAATCAAGTTTTTCCCCAGGCTTAACCACTGGCAGGTGTGAATAATCGCCCCTGTATTGATTGCCAGCGTGAGCATTGCCTATATTATAGTCCGTTATTTCTAAACCCGAGTCCGCTTTAAATACCCTTATAGGCATTCCCTTGAAAGCGACACCCACATTCTCAACCCCCTCGCTGAGTGTTGAATTCTCCGCCCAGCCTCCATTTATATTTTCAATAACCCCTTCTCTAGATACTTCATACTTCGTATTGAATGAAGACCATAATATATTTGAATCTTTTGATTCGTCTGAAAATAAATCTTGATTATCTAGATCCCCATGATATTGGCCACCATAACCTTGAGTTATTGATCCTTTGCCTTGGTCGGGTTGGGTATAACTTAAGTCACGAACGTTACCACCCTTAGGTATTCCTTCCTTTAAGATTTCGGTTGTATATTTTAGCGGGCCAGCTTGGCCTTTTATGTTTACTAGTGTATTCTTAAGTTGCACATCATGAGGCCCGCAATTATATAACACTATTGAGAACACGTTTTGATAACCATTATCATTGGTGAGCATTTCTACAACTTTTATTAGGTCCATCATTCTAGTTACTTCGCCATTCAAGTCGCCCGCCTGCGTTATTGGAAAAAAGAATTGAGGAGTCTTGCTTGGTGGTTCTAAGTACGGCGCCGGTTTATCATAATCATAAACATAGTTTGGAGCGTAAGTTGATAATTGGCCAGGTACGCCCACTCTGGCGAACATAAATACCGTCGGCATTTCTTCATTGTACCAGACAGGGTTTTCTTTTTCAAGGTCTGGGTTATTGTATTGAGATACCCCCCCATCTTTTTCTTTTGTTTTATAATTCTCTAGCTTATCAAAAGGCGTCTGACTTCCGTATCCATACTTCTTGAGCACCTCGTCAGATGGTCTTCTAACCGCCAAATCTCCACCTTTTCTTAATTGAGCGCACATATCAAGAGTATATTGACTATGAAACTGTGTGTAATTAGTCCCTGGCATAGTCGCATCAGCGCTAGTAAAAACTCCATCACTTAGCATTATAACTATTCTGTCTGTCACGTGCTCAGCTCGTGGACTATTATAAAACTGAGCCAAAGCCTGACTAACTGCCCTAGGTGAATCTTCGTTTAGTCCGCCTCGTGGATCTTTTACGTTTATACTCTTATAAGACTGGACCTTATCGAATGAATTAGGGTAATCTGATACGTCCTGTATCACCTGCCTAGGATCTGCCATCAGTATAAAACCAAGATTCACTCTTTTTTGGTCTATTTTTATTTTAAATCTATCTAGGTTTTCTAAATTATAACCCTCATTCTCAAGAGAATCTCGCAATTCCTTTAGCGGATCGTAAAGTTTAGGTAACAAGCTGTTCAAGACTTCATTATCTGCTGGCCATGGAGGCATAGTGTCGTCACCACTATTCGACCCAAAGCTTAATGCTGGAGTGTTAAATTCACCATTATATGATTCGGTTCCAGGCATGATATAGCTATCGTGAACTGTTATCATTTTTAAAAGTATATCTATGGCTACTTGGTATTTTGTCTTAGTTACCCCATTAGTCTCCATAGAAGCAAATCTCATACTTCCCGTCGTATCAACTATAAAAACTAAATCAACAGCTTTAGATTTTCCAATTAATTGATCGTTCTCACCTTCTACTACCTGGAATCCAATTCCATTTGTGGCCTGCAATATCGAAGAAAAGGTACATAATTCAAATTTAGTAACAGGGTTAAAAAGCTCAGCTCCATAGCAAGGCTTCTGTTCCTCCCTACCTATGCCAAAAACATTACGTAAATCTTCTTCTATTGAGGTCGTGGACTCTATGAAGGTTGCCGTAATACTATGATTATTCTTGTAAACTATATCGTGCCCCCAGCTAGGACAATAAAAAGTTGACATGAAAGGTCTACTCGGAGAGGTCGTCGCGCTTATATCTTTTAAATACGGCCTAGGCATTTGAAACCTAAATTTCTTGTATCCAAGATGACTCTCAAGGAACTGCAATATTTCGGCAGCTTCCTGATCGCTCCTTTTATCAAAAACTACATTAAATGTAGATAGATTAGAATTTAATTCTTTCTTATATTTTTTATTGTAGTATTTAAGAAAACTTGTTTGTATGTTTTCGGGAGTGTGGTTTATGTTGAAATTTAAACTTGGCTTGTGGTCAAAGGTTCTAACTTCCAACCAAGGATATTTTGGAATTTCGTCTGGATCTTTTAGGTATAAACTACTCCTGCCTTGAACGGCAGAAATAAGCAGCCAGAAGTCATCCTTTGCCTCCAGTGTAAAATTCTCCATAGGAGTAAACTTAACAGTTTGAGTCTCCGCAGTGATCTCTGAGTCTATTTGTAGCCTTCTGTAGTTTTTTAAGTATACTTGCCTTTTTCTACTTTCTCCAGTTACTGGATCTTCGCTAGTTGCAGATATAATAGACACCCCTTCCGGCATCAAAACCTTACTGTCTGCGCAATCCTCAGGGCACACAGCCATTCTGACTATTGATATGTTGTCGAAAAATACAAATCCTTGACCTCTTATTGTTACTTGCTCAAGTGCGTTTTCCTCAAAATATTGAGCTCCATAATCTTGTCCCAGGGTTGTTTCTCTTGGCGTTATTTTATCAGTGTCAGTTGGGCGCCAAACTTGATCAGCTAAATCTATAGTCTCTAACTCTTCCTCTCTTATCTTTAATTGGTTACCGATATCCTCATCGAACCATTGCGCTGAAGTATTTTCTCCAGCCGAAGATGTAGCCCTTAAATTTACCACGTCTTCATATGACCCCTCTTCCAATAACGGGTGAAAAACAAATTCAGTTTCAGATATTTTTTTATATATTTTTGTTTTTCCTACATTGTATATAGAGTTTTCTGGATCTTTTACTTTTATAAAAACACAATCCCCTTCCTCGAACTTTTCAGGCTCTTTTAATGTTATTAAACCTTTTGGTAAGTCAGCAAGCTCGTTAAATCTTGTTATTTTTAATACATTAGTTGGCTCTATTTTCTTTGCTCCATCGTCCCCCTCGAGAGTGAATGTATTTAAGCTTATTTGCTCTCCTTTTTTAAAGTGAGTTACTTCGTCTATAAATATAGGTATCAAAGCGTCAACTCTTT